TGAAGACGGCTGGGGTCCCGCTAGTGATTGGGATTACGTAGTATTTGATCCTGAAGTTAAGCTGCATACTAAGCTTATTGCTGACGGTTGGACAGACGGTACCTCTGGTGGTGATGACCGTAACTTTGCTAGTCTAAGAATGAATGCCATTAACCTTATCCTCGTCAAGGAGGAGGCTCAGTGGAAGAAGTGGATCATTGCCACCAACATGATTAAAGCACTGAACTCTAAGACTAAAGAAGAACGTGTCAAAGTCTTTGATGGTGTGTTTGGTAAAGACAGTAATGCAGAGGCAGTATTGTTTTGAAGACAGCATCAAGCAAACAGAAGGGTAGGCTACTACAGCAAGTAGTTCGAGATAAGATTCTAGAAGCATTCCCAAGACTAGAGAAGGATGATGTAGTATCGACCAGCATGGGAGCCAGTGGTGCGGACGTACAACTTAGCCCTACAGCACGTAGAGCTTTCCCCTACTCTGTAGAAGCTAAGAGTAGAGCCACCATCAGCACCTACAAATGGTATGACCAAGCAGTTAGTAATACCAAACCTTCTACAGAGCCACTACTAGTAATCAAAGCTAACAGACGTAAACCTCTTGTGGTTATTGATCTTGACCATTTTATCTATTTGGTGAAATAATGGACTGGAAAAATAAGGAAGAAGTTAGAGTCTACATGAAAGAGTATTATCTCAAAAAGAAATTAGAAGACCCCCTCTTTTCAAAGAGAAGAAATAGAAGATATAGAGATAATAATACCGAAAGGCTTGCACTAGACTCTATAAAAGCTAGGGCTAAACTTAAAGGTATTATATTTGATTTAAAGTGGGAGGATATCAAAGATTACGACACATGCCCAGTTTTTAACGAAAAACTAAAACGAGCTAGAGGGTCTGGGGGAAAGAAGTTCTCTCCGTCTGTAGACAGGATTGATCCCACTAAAGGGTACACTAAAGATAACATACAGGTTATTTCCAAACTAGCTAATAGCATGAAGTCAAACGCCACCCCAGAAGAACTACTAAAGTTTGCTGATTGGGTTTATAAAACTTACAATAGAGAGCTAGTTAAATGATTGAGACCTTTGTCCTAGCTTACCTTATTATCGGAACAATCTTTGGCTTAGTGGTTCTTTGGACTACTTATGATGATGAGTTTGATGACTTCGTTAGAGAAGAGTACAACGAAGAACCACCAACTCATCTAGAGAAGTGGGGGGTGCTATTCACTAGCCCCTTCTTATGGCCACTGTTCATCTGGAAGATGTTCAATGGTTGAGCCTTACGAAGTACCTTACCCCTTTGTAGTCAAAAGAGATGGATCAGTCAAGTCAACCAGAAGGCTTAGAAAGAGAGGTGCAGTAGGGGTGCAGGTAGCACTAGATGGCTTTACTGTAGTGCCGTCAGTAGAAGAAGACGGTACGCTATTTATCAACTTCTTCCTTAACCATAGTCATAGGCAGTATGTACATAGACTAGTGGCAGAGAAGTTTATCCCCAATCCTGAAGGCTATGAGTACATTTTATTTAAAGATGGTAACGTAAAGAATTGTAGTGTAGATAACCTAGAGTGGTGCGAATGACCAAGACTCACCTTATCCTACCTGATAGCCACGCCCACCCCGACTATAACAATGACCGATACGATTGGGTGGGTAAGCTTATTGTAGATATTAAACCAGACGTAGTAGTTAACATCGGTGATACTGCTGACATGGCTAGCCTCAGTGCTTACGATAAGGGTAAAGCCTCGTTCATCGGTAGAAGTTATGAGAAGGATATTGAGGCTCACTTAGATGCACAAGAGCGTATGTGGGCACCTACTATTAGAGCTAAGAAGAAACGTCCCTATAGTGTAGTGCTAGAAGGAAACCATGAACATAGACTTAAGAAGGTTTTAGATTACGAACCACATCTGGCAGGCAAGAAGTTTGGCATCAGTTTTAACGATTTTGATTTTAATAAGTATTACTCTGACGTTGTAGAGTATGACGGAGGTTCTCCCGGTGTTATCACTATTGATGGGATTGGGTATGCACACTATTTTGTGTCTGGTATTAGTGGCCGTGCTCTTCAGTCTGTTCATCATGGATACACACTTACACAGAAACGATTCGCCTCAAGCACCTGCGGACACTCACATCTCTTTGATTATCATATTGCTCGTGATTCTTCTGGTGCTGTAAGGCATGGCTTGGTGTGTGGTGTCTACCAAGACTATGTAGCACCTTGGGCTGGCCCTGCTCAGTGTAACCATTGGTCTTCTGGTGTAGCTATCAAACGTAATGTAGACAATGGTAACTATGACCTTCAGTGGATCAGCTTGGATGCCCTGAAGAAGGAGTACGGATGAAAGTACTTCCTGAGTTGTTCCTAGAAAAGTTACTCGAGGATTATAGCTTAGAGACTATCCTAGAAATGAACGACATCGAACCACATACTATTCTAGAGTTACTGATTACAGAAGGATTGATTGATCTTGAAGATTTATACTTGGACATGGGGGCCGACTATGATGACTAACAATGAGTACACCACCAGCATTGACTACTACGGCAACCCTAGGGAAGACATTATGGCACAGCTACAACGACTAGGCCAAGAGTTTGAAAAGGACACTGAAGGGTATCTTCAAGAAGACGACGAAGAAGAGATGGCCCAATGGTACGAGTTTGATGCTTACCAAGATTTTACTGACGAGACTGCTATCTACCCACCAGAGAAGGGCCTAGAGTACACTGCCCTTGGTCTTGCCTCTGAGGCTGGTGAGTTTGCCGGTAAGGTCAAGAAGGCTATCAGGGATAATGTCTACGACTCTGAAGCTATGATTGCAGAGCTTGGTGATGTGCTATGGTATCTTGCCAGAGCAGCAGCGGAGCTTGATGTGCACCTGTCTGACGTAGCTATTGACAACATCACTAAACTTAAATCTCGTAAGGAACGTGGTAAGCTAGGGGGTTCAGGCGATGACCGTTAAGGAACTAATCGACAGACTTCTAGACTTCCCCGAGGATGAGCCTGTGTACGTCCCAGATTTTAATTCGTATGACAATAGACCTGTAACTAACATCGTGCTAAGCAAGCAAGGAGTTCTAATTGACTACTAAGACCTATGGCCCCACCCTTCCGATCTCGGAAGAAATTCACGCAATGAAATACCGGTCTAAGGGAGAAAGCTTTAAGGAAGCGATGGTTCGAGTTGCTAACTCACTGAAGGATAGTGACGAGCATTATCTACAGGTAAAAGACATTCTGCTTAATCAACGATTCCTACCAGCAGGTAGGGTGCAGGCAGCTATGGGTGCACCTAGAGAGGTTACCGCATACAACTGTTTTGTCAGTGGTACTCTAGAAGATTCCATGAATAGCATCATGGACAAGGCTTCGGAAGCAGCACAGACAATGAGACTTGGTGGAGGTATCGGTTATGATTTTAGCTCGCTCAGACCCAGAGGGGACCATATCGCCAGTCTCGACAGTCGTAGCTCCGGCCCTATTAGTTTCATGGGTATCTTCGACGCGATCTGCAAGACTATCGCCTCAGCAGGTCACCGTAGAGGAGCACAAATGGGTGTATTGCGGGTCGATCACCCCGACATTGAAGAGTTTATCAAAGCTAAGAATAATTCGACCACGTTAACTCAGTTCAATGTCTCAGTAGGCATCACTGATGAGTTTATGGATGCAGTAATCAACGACAAGATGTTTGATCTAGTCTTTGAAGGTAAGCGTTACAAGACCATCAGGGCTAAGTATCTATGGGATGAAATCCTTCGTAGTACTTGGGATTGGGCTGAGCCGGGTGTACTTTTCATTGACACCATTAACAAGAAGAACAACCTTTGGTACTGCGAGACTATTGCAGCCACTAACCCCTGTGGTGAGCAACCACTGCCACCTTACGGAGCTTGTCTATTGGGTAGTTTCAATCTTGCTAAGTACATTGATAATGACAACGGCCTTTACTTTAACTACGAACAACTAAGGCATGACATCACCCCTATCGTAAGAGCTATGGACAATGTGATTGATCGTACCGTCTATCCACTAGAAGCACAACGATTAGAGGCACAGAATAAGCGTAGGATGGGTCTAGGAGTTACTGGCGTAGCTAACGCTGGTGAGGCTCTAGGCTATGCCTACGGCTCTCCTAAGTTCCTTGAGTGGCTTGAGGAGGTGATGACAGTCATTAGAGATACTTGCTATCAATCATCAATCAGTCTGGCCTTGGAGAAGGGACCATTTCCATTGTTCCAAGCAGACAAGTACTTGGAGTCTGGATTTGCTAAAAGTCTTCCCGAATATATGCGTAACAATATCGGCAGGTTCGGCATTAGGAATAGCCATCTACTTAGCGTCGCCCCTACTGGTACTATTAGCCTCAGTGCCGATAACGTTAGCAGCGGCATTGAACCTGTGTTTAGCCATAGCTACGAACGAACAATCCAAACGTTTGACGGACCTAAGGTTGAAAGAGTCGAAGACTACGGCTACAGAGTTTTCGGAGTAAAGGGTAAGACTGCTAACGAGCTTAGTGTATTTGACCATGTTAAGGTATTAAACCTAGCCTCTAAGTTCGTAGACTCAGCTTGCTCTAAGACTTGTAACGTAGGTGATGACATTACTTGGGATCAGTTCAAGGATGTCTACATGCAAGCTTACCTTGGTGGTGCTTCTGGTTGCACTACGTTTAGGGCCAGTGGTAAGCGCTACGGTATCCTAAATGCTTCTGCTGTAGAGGATGTAGCAGAAGAGCCTAAGAAGGAAGAAGATACCGAGTTTATCAATGAGGTTGATGGTGGAGCGTGTTACTTCGATCCAGTAACTGGTCAGAAGGAATGTAGCTAAATGAACCCCGAACAAAGCACTCCAGTAGGGAAGACCGGCAAACCTGTGTGCTTGAAAGACCCACAGCCTGAAAAGGTGGTTGAAGCAGTTAGGCCGTTATCTAAAGAAGAAAGAAGAAAACTGGCGAATGCCAAATACTATTCTCTAAATAAAGAGAAGTACGTAAAGTCTTCTAGTTATAGAAGAAATAAAGCCCAAAACAGAGAAAAGGCTCGACGTAGAAAACAAGGTTATAATCCTAAGTACAGAGAACAGATTATGGTGATTTACAAAGAAGCTGTAAAACTCCAAGAAGAAACTGGAGAGGAATTTCACGTAGACCACGTAGTCCCCCTAAACGGTAAAAATGTTTGTGGTTTACATGTTCCTTGGAATCTACAAATCTTGTCTAAGAAAGATAATCTATTAAAGTCTAATAAGATCGTCTGTTAGGCCACTAACTTAAGGAGTTAAAATGAAAGCTGAGCTAATCAATAGTATGGGTACTGACAACACTGTGGTAGATGCAGCTAGGGTATCCTTCGACAAGACTTCAGGTAACTATACCTACGAACAGAATGCTAAGCTTATCGACTACCTAGCAAAGCATGAGCACTACTCACCCTTCGGACATTGCTTTGCCAGCTTCCACGTCAAGGCTCCTATCTTTGTCAGAAGCCAGCTAGTCAAGCACGAATACCTTAGGATGAATGAAATCTCTAGACGGTATGTAGATACACCACCAGAGTTCTATGTGCCTGAGGTATGGCGTGGTAGGGCTACAGACAAGAAGCAGGGTAGTGCTGGTGTGGTAGAGGTCCCTTTGGATGTTTGGAGACTTTACGAGCACAATCTAGACACCTATAACGAACTACTTACTAGAGGAGTAGCACCAGAACAGGCCAGAATGGTGTTACCTCAATCAATGTATACAGAATGGTACTGGTCAGGTAGCCTAGACGCCTTCGCTAAGATGGTTAACCTACGTTGCAAGCCAGATGCCCAAGAAGAAACTAGATTCATTGCTAACCAAATCAGTGAACAAATGCAGACTAGGTTCCCTCTTTCATGGAAGGCACTGACTAATGGAAGTTAAGGAGTTTGTAGAGAGAGGAGATGGTTCAGCTAAAATGGGCATTGACCTATCCAAGGCTGAGATTGACTTTCTGATTAACTACGCCATTAACGATATCTTTCTAAAGAAGCTAAAGGAGATGGAAGATGAACCCACTTGAAGAACAAGTAGGCGGTAGCCACTACAAGACAATGGCTATCCAACCTATTGAGTTTATCCTAGGTAACGACCTAGGTTTCTGCGAAGGGTCTATCATCAAGTACACATGCCGCTATAAACAGAAAGGCGGGGTAGAAGACCTCAACAAAGTGATCCACTACGCCCGCCTGTTAATTGAAAACTTAGAGAAGGAAGTTAAGAATGGAAAATGAAGGTACCGCCAGTAGAATAGCAGGAGCTATCGTAGACTATATCTACGAAGAAGGTTCAGACAAGATTTCTATTGCTGAGGCACTAGGTATCTTGGAGTTTGCAAAGCTTCAGATTGTTGAAGACTTAAAGGATACTAAATAATGCTTACTGTTGTGTTTTTAGTTTGTAACCTAAACACTAAAGAGTGTATGACACTTACTGAACCAAAGGAGTTCTTTGACAACACAGAGAATTGCCAATCCTACGCTGAGAATCTTATTCTATCTCAGCAAGATCGTGTGGTAAAGGGTGAGCTACCACCATTTGTAGCAGACTACCAATGTATCTCTTGGGATAAAGCTTAAAGTAAAGGGGCTGCGAAGCCCCTTTTCTCTTAGGTCACTCCCAAGATATGTAGCCACTTCCGGCGTCGAAATTGTCACCGCCGGCGCTCAATCTAACACGGTTGATGCCGCCGGTGACTTGGATCGCACCGTAAACAGTCATTGTAAAGCCCGCGCTAGGCCGCGAAGTTATACCTTGAATAAAAAACCAATCGGATGCTTGCCGCGTCATGACATAGGTTCCGTCAAAACTGTTAGCCGCCGTGACTGGGCTATAAAGCGGAATACCTTGAGTGGAGTTAACCCCGCCAACCGTGCCCATATACGCTTGACCTTCATAGCCGGTTGTCAGGAAAGTTCCTGCACCGACCTGAATAAGTGGCACTCCTGTGCCGTCAGTGGACATGTTACGGAACGATATGTAAATCTTATTAGCTGTACTGGGAATGGCTGCGGAAAGAAGAGTAGAAGTGCTAGCTAAGGTGACTACACTAGCGGTAGTATACCCACCAGTAGGGTCAGCCCAGTATACGTCAGTACCATTACTAGACAACACTTGACCGCTGGTGCCAATAGGTAATCGGCTGAGTACTGTGGAGCTTCTTCTAATAATGTCCCCACGAACCCAAGTAGTATTTGCAATTTCTTGTAAGTCTGAGTCATATGCCTGAACGTTAGTGCCAATAACCAGACCTAAGTTAGTTCTAGCAACAGCAGCAGTAGTGCCACCAGTACCACCTTTAGCCACAGGCACAGTACTTTCAATAGCAGCGGTACCTAGACCAAGGTTAGCTCTAGCGGTAGCTGCGTTAGTTAACTCACTAAGGTTGTTAGTGCTGAGTAGGTCACCAGTACCAGCACCAGAGTCACCTTTAGTTACCATAAGCTCCCATCTAAGGGCTGTAAGGTCAGTGGCAAACACACCTGAGGTATGCGCGATAAGACAGATGTAGACGTTACCATTAG